AACCGAAACCGATGGCTGACCGGTTCGACCTCAGGCTCGACGGAGACGTAGAGTTCCAGCGCCAGCTTTCTCGGCTACAGGACGCGGCCGCGCGGCGCGTCGTCATGGCCGGGCTGCGCGAAGGCGCGAAGGCTATCAAGAAGACAGCCAAGAGAAACGCGCCCGTTCGGGTGACGGACCTCGACCAGGTGAAGCCGCTCGGGAAGAGAAGCTCGCGGGTCCGCTCGGCTGGGTTCCTGAAACGGACAGTCATCTATCGGCGCGTGCGTCGCCGCCTGGCGATTGATGTGGGACCGAGACGCGCGGCGTTCTATGGACAGTTCTTCGAGCTCGACCGTAAGGGTCCGCGCTCGATGCCTAGGCGGCGCTGGATGACGCGCTCATTCAGCCAAGCGAGCGGTGCGGCGCTCGCGAAGATCGCACCCGGAATGTGGAAACAGCTTCGGAAAGAGATCGACCGTGGCTAGCAAGGTAGTCGGAAATCTAGTCGTCCGTCTCGAGGCGCAGACGGAACGATTCAACCGCGAGCTCGAGAAGGCGAAGCGAATCAATAAACGATTCGCCCGGCAGAGCCGCCTCTCGGCTCGCGCGGTGGATTCGTTCGCCAAGTCTGTGCGCGGTCTGATCCCGGTACTCGGCGCGGCCGCGATCGTCGGGTTCGCGCGCCGCCTGGCCGACAACGCGCAACAGCTTGAGACGACGGCCCGGCGCGTGGGCCTCACGGTCGAGCAGTATTCCGCGCTCAGCTTCGCCGCGGAGCGCGCCGGGGTCGCGACGAACGTGGTTGCCTTGGCGACTCAGCGGTTCGCGCGCCGGATCGGCGAAGTCTCGCTCGGCACGAATCAGGGACTCACCGCGGCGCTACAGACGCTCGACGTGGACCTCGAACGGTCTGGCGGCGGACTGAAGACGAACGCCGAGCTGCTCCGGGACTTCGCGAAAGCTCTACTCGAGGTCGAGGAGCCGCAGCAACGGCTCGCGCTCGCGACTCAGGCATTCGACTCTGAAGGACTCCAACTGGTCGAGCTGCTCCCTCAGCTGGCAGGCGGGTTCGACGCGATGGGTCGCGCCGCCGCGTCGGCCGGTGCGCTGGTCGATTCGGCCGCCAACGCTTCACTCGCTCGGTTCGACCGGCAGATTCGCGAAACAGGACAGCTGCTCGGCGTCTTCGCTTCGAACACGGCCGGCGCTCTGCTCAACTTCTTGAACCCGGATCTAGACTCTCGGATCGACGCGACGATCGAACGGATCCAGTCTCTCCAGCAAGAGCTGAGAAACATCGGCCCGGAGATCGAGCGCCCCGCGATTTTCGACTTACTGGCGCCACTCAACTTCACCACCGATCGGCAAGACCCGGAGTTCCGCCGCGAGCTCGAGGGCAATATCCAATTCGAGCAGGCGCTATTGAAGACCCTGTTGGAAGATAAGCGACTGATCGAGCAACAGGACAAGACCGCGATCCTAGACGCCGACGCGCTGATCGACCGTTACCAACAGATTCTTGAGCTGAACAAAAAGCAAACCGAAACCACGACCAAGCGAAGCCCGTTCGTGTTCCGAAACGACGGCGGGCTGATCCAGTTCGGATCCGACCTCTCTCGGTTCGATGCGAAGCTCACCGACACGCAGGACCTCATCGTGGACGGGACGCGGTCGGCGATGGGTTCGTTCGTGTCCGAAGTGTCGGGGGCACTCGGCGACGCCGAGTTCCGGTTCGATCGCTTCGCCCAGAACGTCACGCAAAGCCTCGCGCAGATCATCACGAGTCAGCTGCTCACGTCGCTACTGATCCAACCCCTCTTCGGGGCGCTCGGGATCCCGGGTTTCGCGAAGGGCGGACTCGCCAAGTTCGCGAGCGGTGGACTCATCACGCGGCCGACCGTGTTCCCGATGGCGAACGGCGGCATCGGGATCGCGGGCGAGGCGGGGACCGAAGCTATCCTGCCGCTCGGACGAACCGCTACCGGGGACCTCGGCGTCAAGGCAGCTGGGAGTGGTGGTGGTTCGTTCGCCCCGACCGTAGTCGTCAACGTGCAACAGGGCGCCGGCCAGGACGCCTCGGAGCAGGGTCAGGGGATCAGCGCCGAGGTGCGTCGGACGCTCGAGGAGCTCTGGCGAACGATGGCCCTACGTGAGCAACGCCCAGGCGGCGTGCTCAATCCGGTGACCTGATGGCCGACACATTCTCGCCCGACCCCGCGCCCGAGGTGACGTCCTCGCAGACGTCGAAGTTCCGCGTCAACGTGGCCCGGTTCGGAGATGGCTACGAGCAGCGCGTGTCGGGCGGAATCAACCCTCAGGAGCTCACCGCCAAGCTCGTGTGGCGCGTGCTCTCGAACACCGAGGCGAACACGCTCGAGACGTTCTTTGCCGACCATCCGGGCTGGGTGACGTTCGACTACACGCTGCCGTGGGAAGCCACCGCGCGGAAGTGGGTACTCGATCCAGGCTATTCGCGGACGGCGACCGGAGCGCAGCGGGCGTCGCTCACCGCGACGATTCGTGAGGTCAATGACCTGTGAGCCCGACGCCGGCCGCCGAAGCGGTACAGAGCCCGGAGCTCTCCGGTGCGCTCGAGCTGATCGACATCGACCTATCTCCGATCCAGGCCGGCGCGCCGACCCTGCATCTAGTGAGCGATCACGCTGGGATCGACACGGTGATTCGGGGCGGGGTCCGCTACTACCCGGCGCCGATCGAAATCGAGGGCTACGACCGCGGAGGCTTGGGCGCGCCGCCGCAGCCCGTGTTGCGGGTCGGCGACGTGCTCGGCCAGGTGGGGCCGTGGGTCTGGGGCGCGCAGGATATACTCGGCGCGCAAGTCACGCGGACACTCGTGCTCCGCGACTGGCTGGACGATGGAGTCGACCCCGACCCGACCGGGCAGGTGCTCGTCGACGTCCACCGCATCGAGCAGAAGATCCGGCAACAGACGTTCGGCGCGGTCGAGTGGCAGCTGGTCGCGCGGTTCGACCAGGCCGGCCGCCAGATTCCGGCCCGCACGATCGTCCGCGACGTCTGCGAGCTGCGCTACCGGGTCTGGGACTCAGTCGGCGGCGCGTTCGACTACACGCTGGCAACCTGCCCCTACGTGGGAGCGAACCTGTTCGATGTGACGAATGCGGTCACGGTGCTAGAAGGCGAGGACCGATGCTCGAAGAATCTCAAGGGGTGCGACCTCCGCTTCCCGGATCAGCCGCTCCCGACGACGGCGTTCCCCGGCGTTGGCCGGAGGCGGTAGCCGAGTTCGATTGCGCGGCCGAGCAGAGCGACGAGGAGCTCGTCGCCGTGGTCCGGCCCGATGGGTCGTGCCTGTTCTTCGAGAACGTGGCCCCGGAGCCCGAGCGCGCGTTCGATACTGCGCGCCGCGCCTGGACGCCTCACTTGCACTCGGCGCTCGCCATCCTGCACTCGCACCCGGACGGCGACCCGTGCCCGTCCCCGGCCGACCAGGTCCAGCAAATCGCGACCGGCCGGCCGTGGTACATCCGCCCCAGGGGCGGCGACGGGTTCTGGTTCGGCGACCCGTACCGGCCGCCGCTCTGGGAGCGCCCCTACCGCTTCGGGGCGACGGATTGTTTCGGGCTCGTGCGCGATGCGCTTCAGGAGCTCTGGGGCGTCGCGTGCGGCAACCACCCGCGCACGTGGGGGTTCGACACGCGCGGCGAGCCGCTGTTCGAGGCGCGGTTCGCTCACGAGGGCTGGTCGGTCGTGTCGGACGAGATCGCCCAGGCGGCGCCCGGAGACGTGGTCCTCTTCTCGATCAAGGCATCGGTCGCGAATCATTGCGCGGTGATTCTCGAGGACGGCCAGATGCTCCACCACCCATCGCCCGGGATCCCGTACGCCCCGGTTCACCGGCCGCGGGTGCAGAGCGCCGGGCGGTGGGGGCGGCTGCCGCTCCGGGTTATTCGCCGTGTTGCGTGAGCTCCGCATCAGCGGAGAGCTCGAGCGGCTCGTCGGGACGGACGTCCTCGAGCTGGACGTGGCCGGCCCGAGCGAAGCGGTCCGGGCGCTGCTGATCCAGTTCCCGCTGACACGCGAGACGCTCGTCGATGCCCGGTGGTGCGTGTTCCTCGATGGACGCCCGGCCGATGAGTTCGGCGTCCTCGCCACGTCCGAAGCCTGGCAGACGATGGAGCTCGTCCCCGAGCTGGCCGGGCAGAGTCGCGGCACGTTCAAGATTCTGGCCGGGATCTTTCTGCTCGGCGCCTCGCTGCTCGTCGGGCCGCTCGCGCTCGGTCTGATCGAATCGACCCGGG